TCCACAGACAAACTAAGGTCGGTCGTCATCGGCACACACATGTACCAGACTGATCCTGCTGTGCTGCGGCGCTTCATGCCATTTACAGGAGCACGCTGCCTCCCTCCAAGCGGACGCCTTTTCCACCCCAAAATTTATCTGTTTGAAATGCCTAAGGGGATAGCCGCAGTCGTGGGGAGCCACAATCTAACTGGGGGAGCGTTTGGTGGCAGGAACGTAGAAGTCAGCGTGCTACTCCAAGGTGATGCGGGTAGTGAGGTCCTTGCTAACTTGAAATCGTTCATTGACTCGAGCTGGGACTCTGCGGAACGCATCAGCGAGGATGACTTTCTTTTTTCCTACGAAGCACAGTATTTAGCTAACAAAGCCAAACTCGCTGAGCTGGAAAAATTTAATCGTCTTAAGAAACCGCGACCTGCTGCCAAGATATCCCCACTGGATCTCACATGGACAAAATTTGTTGAGGGTGTTAACGCTGATGGCAACCACAATCTAGACGGGCGGCTTGCCATTCTTGAGCAAGCAGCATCGTTATTTGCTCAAGATGTCACTTTTGCCGAAATGACTCTTTTGGAGCGTAAGGCCATCACAGGCACTTATGGGAGCAAAGAGGATCGGCTGGGCGATCTTGATTGGGCTTGGTTTGGAAACATGGTTGGTCAAGGGGATTTTAAGAATCTGGTCAATCGATCTCCTCGATTTCTTTCCGCCGCACTAGATCATATTCCGGTCGAGGGAGATGTCTCAGAGGAGCAGTTTCAGGCTTTCGTTCAGGATTTCAATCGAGCCTTTCGGAGCAAAACTCATAAAGGCGGCGTTGCGACTGCGTCGCGGCTTTTAGTGATGAAACGACCAGATTTCTTCGTTGGCGTGAACAAAGCAAATCGTCGTGGCATATGCGACGCATTTGGTGTGGCGCACACGACGCTGAGCCTTGAAAACTATTGGGAGCGGATCGTCATACCGATGCAGAGTAGTTCTTGGTGGTTACAAGCTAGACCGAGAGGGAAGATGGCGGGGCGTATTTGGGATAATCGGGCAGCGCTTCTAGACAGTATTTACTACGAACCTATATAGGTTGCTATAGAGACGATGCCGAGCCCATTGAGCTTCTTCGCAATTTGCCCCAGTGCTAAAGTCGCCTTTTTCAGGACGAGGAAGAATCATGCGGATTTTGATCGGGGCGGTTGTCGTGATGCTGCTGGCGGGGTGCATGGCGCCAACGATGAACGAAGCCAGACAGGAAGGCCCGCGCAAAGTTTTGTACTCGAAAAAATCTGACAAGGCTGTTGCCCAGTGCGTGCAGTACGAATGGCAAAACCAGTCTCTGTTTGGGGTAACACCTGAAGCCACTCTTCAGCCTGGTCGGGATAGCGGCTATACCGTCTTCACTGCAGGCTCCGAGTACTTCGTCGACATCAAGCCAGGTGCGTCGGGTTCAGTTGGTAAGTATTACGCTGTGCTGAACAACTGGATATCTGAGAAACGACTGACCGCTCTGCAAAGCTGTCTGTAAATTGAGTCCGTATTTATGACCCGCTTCGGCGGGTTTTTTAATGCCTGGAGAAACGCATGTCCACGCTGTCGATCAACTACCAACCAATGACCACGATCAAGCTGTATGGGCAGCTCCGACAATTTGGCCGATCCTTTCGTCTCTCTGTCCGGTCGCCGGCTGAAGCCATCAAAGCCCTGTGCGTACAGATTCCTGGCTTTGAACGGTTCCTATCCAACGCAAAATCTCGCGGAATTGAGTTCGCCGTGTTTCGCGGCAAAACGAACATTGGGGAGGAGGAGTTAGGCTTCGCCGGAGACGGCGACATACGAATCGCGCCGATCATTGCTGGCAGCAAAAAGGCTGGCGGACTTCAAACAATTATCGGTGCAGTGCTCATCGTCGTCGGCTTGGTAATCACTGGCGGCACCTTCGGCGCGGGTGCGCCTTTTGGTTCTGCACTGATAACGATGGGCGCATCCATGGCTATTGGTGGAGTAATCCAGATGTTAAGCCCGACGGCGAAGGGACTCAAAACCAACGCGGCCCCTGAGAACACCCCCGGCTACGCCTTCGGCAGCGCCAAGAACACCACCGCATCCGGCAACCCGGTTCCGCTCTGTTACGGCAAGCGCCGGGTAGGCGGAGCAATCATTAGCGCCGCAATTTACGCCGAAGACCAGATGTAACCAACCATCGAACACCACAGCCGCCCATGAGGCGGTTTTTTATTGCCTGGAGGAACGCATGGGCGCAGCACAGCAGGTTGAAATCTTCGGCGCTAAGAGCGGATCGGATAAACCGAAGACGCCGACCGAGGCGCCGGATAGCCTGCGTTCAGTGGCCATGGCCAAGATCCTGATCGCCATGGGCGAGGGCGAGTTTGCCGGCAACCCGACTGCCAAGGACATCTACCTGGACAACACGCCGCTGCAAGATCCCCAAGGCAACATGAACTTCCCGAACGTTAAGTGGGAGTACCGCAACGGCTCTATTGAGCAAGGCTACATCCAAGGCATTCCGTCGGTAGAGAACGAAACTGCCCTGGGTATTGAGCTGCGCAGCGGCACGCCTTATGTGCGGGCTATCAGCAATACCGAGTTGTCGGCTATTCGCCTGCGCTTTGCGTGGCCAGCCCTGCAATCGGTCGATGCCAGCGGCAACGTGAACGGTTACCGGATTGAGTACAAAGTCGAACTGGCAACCGACGGCGGCGCCTATCAGCAAGTGCTGAGCGAAGCTGTGGACGGCAAAACCACCAGCACCTATGAACGCACACGCCGTATCGATTTGCCAGCAGCAACCAGTGGCTGGCTGATGCGTGTCACTCGCATCACGCCCAACCAGAACAACAACAAAATCGCCGACACCATGCAGATCGCCGGCTTCACCGAAGTCATCGACGCCAAGCTTCGGTACCCAAACACCGCGCTGCTTTACATCGAATTTTCCGCCGAGCAGTTCCGCAGTATTCCGGCGGTTACTGTCGACACCGAGCTGAAGAAGATGTCGGTGCCGAGTAATTACAACCCGGAAACTCGGTCCTACGCCGGCATCTGGGACGGCACGTTCAAGCAGGCGTGGACTGATAATGCAGCCTGGATGACCTACGACATCACGACTTCCGACCGTTTTGGCCTGGGCCGTCGGATCAAGCCATGGATGGTCGACAAGTGGGAGCTGTACCGGATCGCTCAGTATTGCGATCAACTGGTACCGGACGGCAAAGGCGGGCAAGAGCCGCGCTTCATCTGCAACCTCAATCTGCAGGGCAAGGCTGACGCCTGGTCGCTGCTGCGCGACATCTCGGCGATTTACCGAGGCATGACCTACTGGGCACAGGGGCAACTGTTCAGCCTGTCCGACATGCCGCGCGCCACCGACTTCGACTTTGCCTACACCCGGGCGAACGTCATCGACGGCAAATTCACCTATTCGAGCGCATCGGAGCGGACCCGGTACAGCCGAGCCCTGATCAGCTACGACAACCCGGCGAACAACTACGACACCGACGTCACTTCGGTGACCGATCCGAAACTGCAGCGCCGGTACGGCGACAATCCACTGGAGATCAGCGCAATCGGTTGCACCCGGGAATCGGAGGCGCAGCGCCGCGGCAAGTGGGCATTGCTGACCAACTCCAGGGATCGCGGGATCTCTTTCAGAGTGGGCCTGGATGGTCGTATCCCTCTGCCTGGCTACGTCATTCCCGTGGCCGACGAACTGCTGGCAGGGCGTGCGATTGGTGGGCGAATCTCGGCCGTTGCTGGCCGCGCAATCACCCTGGACCGCGATACTCAAGCCAAGGCCGGCGACCGACTGATCCTGAACCTACCCAACGGCAAATGCGAAGGGCGTACCGTTCAGTCCGTGGCGGGCCGTGTGGTGACAGTCAATGTTGCGTATTCGGCGGTGCCGGAGCGCGAACTTGTCTGGGCGCTCGATGCTGACGACCTGGCTGTGCCGCTGTACCGGGTGACTGCTGTGTCGCGGCCGGAGCCTGGTGTGTTTGAAATCTCGGCCGTTCAGTACGACCCGAGCAAGTTTGCGCATATCGATACCGGCGCGCGCCTGGAAGAGCGGCCGATCAGCGTGATTCCGATCACCGTGGTACCGGCACCGACCAGCGTCACCCTGTCCGCAAGCTCAGTAATCTCCCAGGGCATTGCCGTCGCCACCATGACGATCACTTGGCCGGCGGTGCCCGGCGCGGTC